CGTCAGAGCGGTCACCCACTGGGGCGCAGTGCCAGATGAGGTCATGACCCTGTCAGCGGCTCCAATGCCCAGGAAAGTGGTTGTGGAGGCTCCAGACTGGTATGGAACCGACCCAGCAACTCCGCCAGCCAAGTTGGTGGCCGTGCTCACGCTGATAGCGCTTGGGGCAGACCATTGGACATTTGTCCCGCCAGAGTTGACAGTCAGGATGTAGTTCGCAGTGCCGATTGACAGCTTGGCAAGGGTGTTTGATGCACTTGAGTACAGCAAGTCCCCCGTGGTGTAGCTGGTCAGCCCAGTGCCGCCATAGATCGTGCCCAAGGCGTTGGTCAGGTTCAGGGTGTTGGCGGTCAGCGTGGTTCCATTGAAGGTCAAATTGGCCGATCCAGCCAAAGCCCCCGACAAGTTGTATTGGACTTGAGTGGTCGATCCGCCAATCGTGCCAGCACCCTTCGTGGCAATGATCTGCACCGTGCCGCTGTTGTCTTTGTAGTACAGCTTGCCGTCAGTGATGTTGATTGCCAACTCGCCATTCAACAAGTTTGTGTTGACAGGTACAGCCGCCGCCGTGGTCGAGTAGTAAATCTGGATCGGTGTGTAGTTCGTTTGTGCCATGTTTTTTCCTCAGAATGTTCCGCCTGATATACCACCCCAGACTGGGCCAGCCGCCCCTGCCGTGAGCACATATCCTTGTGTGCCAAGCGCAAGTTTAGACAATGTTGCAGATGCAGAGGCGTACACCATGTCGCCAATTGCATAAGAGGTCAATGCTGTCCCGCCATACGCAACCCCAATTGTCGTTGCATTCCATGTTCCTGCGGTGACAGTTCCAAGCCCCGTGATCCCGGTGTACGAGCCTGTGATGTACGCAGAACCCACAGTCCCAGAGGTGATCTGGTTGCCATCGATTGCAATTGATGTGGACGCCGCCAAGGTCAGTTGGCCCTGGGCGTTGACAGTGAATGTGCCAACCGATGACGCCGAGCCATAAGCCGCCGCAGTCACCGTGGTGTTGGTGATGCTAAATTGAGTGCCGGTTAAGGTTAACCCCGTACCTGCGGTGTATGAACCCACACCAGCAAACTGCACAAAAGTAATGGCAGTTGTGCCTATGGTGCCGCCTGCATTAGAAGTGCACACCCAACCCGTGTCGGCTTGCGTGGTACCTTGCTCAATAAAAGTGAACGCCCCAGGCACTTCCGCCCAAGTGTCCATATCTGTTGCACGAGTCCAAGACCCAGTGGCAACTACATAAATGCCATTGTTTTGGCTCAAAGTCTGGTTTTTTACCAAACATCTGTCGCCAGCAACAAGGGAAACACCATCAATGGTTTGTGCCCCGGACAAAGTGATGTTTGCCGTTGTTGCCGCCACGCAAGAAGCTTTGGGGTCTAGTCCTTGAACTACTGAATCAACATACTGCTTGGTAGCCAGTTGCAATGCAGATACAGGGTCTTGGGTCACCGCAACAGATGTCAGACCCCCCAGGGTCAGGCTTGAGCTTCCCAAGCTGATCGCAGTGGTTCCAACCGTCAAAGATGAGTTGGTCAGACTGCTGTTTCCAATGTTCGTCAAGACATTGCTTGAGGCATTGATTGTTTTATTGGTCAGCGATTGAGCGCCAGTCGTGGTCACAACTGTCGAGTCAATTGCAATCGTGACCGCCGAAGACCCGTCATAGCTTGTGCCATTCAACCCAAGGCCAATGGTCAAAGCGTTTGGATTGGCCGCAGTTATCGTTGCCGAAGATCCCAAAGAAACAGTGGTGCTGTTGATGGTCACCGATGAGTTGCTGAGACTGCTGTTCCCAATGTTGGACAAAGTGTTTGTCGCGCCGCTGATCGACTTGTTGGTCAGGGTCTGTGTGCCCGTCAAGGTGGCAACAGTGGAATCTATCGCTATGGTGACGGCAGACGAGCCGTTATAGCTCGTCCCCGACAGGCCAGTGCCTATGGTCAAGGCGTTTGTGGCCGTAGCTGTGACAGTGACAGAGCTACCCAGGCTCACCGATGAACCGTTAATTGTTATCGCCGAGTTTGCCAACTGGGCGTTCGTGACTGTCCCAGACAAAGCAGTAGTAGGGATCGAGGTCGAGGCGGTCATGGCCGATGTGCCGTTGCCGTACACATAGCCCGTCAAAGTGTTTGCACCCGTGCCACCATAACCCGCTGTGAGCGTCCCAGTCAGGGTGATAGCACCCGAGGTGGGGGTAGATGGCAAAAGCCCCGTAGCACCGCCAGAAAAGCTTGTCACACCCCCTGCGGTGGAGAACTGCCTCCAAGACCCAGCGGAATACCCGTCAAAGGTCGATGTGGTGGTGTTGAACCTCAGTTGCCCGTCCGACCCGGCAGGTTGCTGGGCATCTGTCCCTTTGGGCAGGGTCACCCCGCCAGAGCCTGGGAGGATGGGGTTGTCGGCCAGCCCGATGGTGGGGTTTCCAGCCGCCCCGTTGCCGTTGGTCACGGCAATCTGGTTTGATGCCCCGGTGATGGTCACATAGTTGGCAATTGATCCAGATCCGGAAACAATGCCAGAACCCGTCAGGGAGGCCAAGGAGAGGGCTATTCCATTCAACCCAAGGGTAGGGTTGCCTGCGATGCCATTGCCGTTTGTAACGGCCATTCCGTTGCCAGTGACAGCAATTGACCGAGCAGTCATCGTCCCGCTGGCTGTGCTGACAGCAAACCCCGTTCCCATCAGGTTCAGGCTGGCCGCATTCCCGGTCATTCCAAGAGCCAAGGTGGACTGAGCGCCGTTGTCGGTCAGGGTCAAGCCGTTGGATGCACTCAGGCGGCGGGAGTTGTTGAGGGTCGGTTCCTGATTGAGCGTCAGAAAAGTCTGGGTCAGGACGGGAGATCCAGCCAGCGCCGAGGCAGTTGTTTGTACCGTTTGGCCGTTTTGGACAACGGGCACAAGCTCCGCGCCTGTGATCGGCCCAGCGGTTGGGAGTTGGGTAATGGTCTGGTTTGCCATATCAGGGTTGGATTTCTAGGCCATCGACATTGCCATTTTGTTCTGGGGTCGATGTATTGGCCTGAGTGGACAAAACATATCCCTGATACCCGCCCGTATCAATGGCGTGACCGTCCACCGCCACGCTCAAGTCTGGCCTGGGGTAGCGGATGGTGATCTTCTCGGTCTTCCTGGCAGGCAGGCGATATGGGTCTTTTTGATCCCCGCACCCACGCTCACACACAATCACGCCAGGGAAGTTGGCGTCAGGGTGCGCCTCATCTTCTGGGCGCTTCATCTTGCATCGTCCGCAAATGAATATGCTCAGTGTTGAATTGCCACGGGTGTTGAGAAAGCGTGGCATGGCTTACCTTGTATATACGCTGATGTTCGGGGCGTAGTAGATCGGAGACTTGTCACGCTCTTCTTGTTCAGCGTCATAAAGGAACTTGTCGGACATTTTCTCCAAATAACCGATGCGATCCACTTGAACGCCGGGAAGTTCCATCGCCATTCTGTGCGCCAGCATGGAAACCACAGCCTCATACCATCTTTGAGGGATCTCAAGCTCATCAGTGAGCGCCCCGACATCCATCACTTGCCTGGAATACCACAAGGTCATCTGCACAAAGGTGTCAGATGGCACGGGCCACAGGTAAATTGAGGGTTTTGGCACGGTTCTGTCAAACCAGAACTGGAAAGGCTGGTTGGCAGTGAAGTTTTTGTTGGGCAGGTTGGTGTAGTCGTCCCGGTTCAGCCTTGCCATGGGGATTTCGGTGCTGTTGTTGCCGAAATACACCTCACGAACCACCAAAGTGGTGTTGTTGTAGGCCCGGACGCGGTAATACTGCACCGTCTGACCAGCATTGATGTCAGTCCAGATCCATTCGTTGTCCACAACATCGGTGGAACCCAGGTCAACCAGGGTCTTCCAAGTGGCTCCATCAGAGGAATACTCGTAGATGATGGACATCGTGCCCGTTGCACCGGGCAGGTAGCCAATCGAGCCAATGTAAACCGGGTTGTTTGTCCCGTAATTGACCGAGATGTTGCCGTTGGCCGCATTCTGGGTGCAAAGCGTGTCCACATTGCTGTCAAAGGCGTTGGCAACAGTGCCGCCTGCGCTGGTTGAGTACCCGCCACCATTGTTTGGGGTGGGGCGGTTCATCTGCCGATACAGGGCTTGGAGCACATCCACCGACCCCAGGGGCAAGTCATAGATGTACTTGTCCGCAGTCAGGCCCACAATCTCTTTGCTGATGGCCCAATACTGGATGCCACGGTTGGCAAGGTTGGACATCAGGAAGTACAGGCTCTCCCGAGCGGACAGTTGTTGCTCAGAAGTCAACTCCTCGGCCAGCTTGCCGCACCGACGAGCGCCATGGTCGATCAATGTCTGGACATCGATGACCGTTGTTCCGACTGTTCCTGAGTACGCCATGTCTTTTCCTTACCAGCCCGGACAATCCCAGCGCTTCAATGATGCCTTTGCTCTTGGCGCGTCACCCTTGGAGTGCTCCACAACACCGCTCATTCTGGCGCAAAAAGAGTCTTTGCGTGACCCGCCCTGGGGTTGTGGAGCCTTCAAGTGAGAACCAGTCTCACGGTTGTACTTCTCACGCCCCTTGGCCGTCAATCCAGCGCCCTTGGACACTGGAAGCTTCTCGCCACGGCCAACGGCCAAAGATGGATTTTTTGCCATGATTTACCAACAAGAATTGCTTGCTTTCCCGCCAGTGCTCATTTTGGCTGTCTTGGCGGACTCTCGGAAGGCTTGAGCCGTTGGAGCACCTTTTGCCCCAGGCTTACGCATCTTTTCGCCAGAGCCTTCAGCGATTCTTTCACGCTTTGCATTGATATTTTCATACAAGCCGCCTCCTTTGAATTTTTTGCCCTCATCGGCCTTGGCAAAATCTTTGCCGACTTTTTGAGGGATGCCGACCTTTTTGGCGAAGGCGGGGTTATGCGCCACCGCCTCCATCAGGTTGTGTTGGGAAGGTGATTTGCTTGGCATGATCAGGCGTAGGATTTAATCATCTCAAGCACAACAGTGTATGTGTCGCCAGAGCTTGAATCTGAAGTGCTAAACACAATATTTCCATTTTTGCCAGTGCTGGCATTGTTTGTAATGCCACCAAATTTTTCAAAGTTGTTTTCGTAGTTTGTATTGATGGTGGACAAAAAGAATGGAACATCCGTATTTGCGTCCCAATACATGCGAACTTCCAATCCGTGGCAAACAGAAGTAATTTTTGTCACCGAAACACCAGTGCAAGCTCTGCCAGAATCACTGGGGGCAAGAGTTGACACATTGACTTTTGTGACTGCCGTTTCACCAGTGCCATCACTGATGTTTGTGAATTTCATGATTGCCAGACGCTCTCCGTCCAACAATGTTTGACTTGTGACTGTATCAGCCATTTTTATCTCCAATTAAAAGCGGGGGCCGAAGCCCCCACTCAGGTCAGCAATGAACGGAACCGCCGCGCTTCTTGCCGGGTGCAACAGTTACAGACTCTTTGGTCTTGGTCACACTGCCAGCAGGCAGATCAGGCTTGTTGCCGATGCCACCCAGGAACCCCTTCACGCGCTCAAGAGCACGGGAGGGAGCGCCAATGATGGCCTCGCGCATAGCTTGATTCCCCGATTTCTCGGAGGCTTTCTCGGCATTCATCCGGGCGGTTTCGCGGTCGATGATGGCGTCACCACCATCGGCCATCTTGCGAACAGATCCGCCCTTCTTGAAGGTTCCTGACAGTGCAGTG